ACTGCATCTCCTACATTTGCGAGTGATATAGGTGGTGTTTCAGCGACAGCAAATCCAGTCGCCAATAGTTCTGGCTCAGTTACCAATCAAGCTATACAAGTTTTACAAGGACCGTATATAACTAACACATATGGAAATGGTATACAATGTCAAGGTCCTACCATGAACATAACACCGTTTGCTACTGGAAATATTGCAGTCAAGCGTCCATACGAATCTTACTGGATGGATCCAGTGTACAATAATGTAGACGCAAATAATGACGATGTGCCAGACAATCCAGGTGAAATTTTGTATTATAAACCGACAAGAACAGGACAAAAAGATAGTAGTACATTATCAGTAGGTATATCCGCTACATGGTCAAAACCATTAGATAAGAAACTACAAGAGCAATGTAAACAGGCAGCAGAAGCAAATATTGCATTAATGAATCAATCTGTTGCCAATAAAAGATTAGACTTTGAAATCGCAAGATTAAAGAACTGTGGTGAACTAATGAAGGCTGGAATAATTTTCAAACCTGGTACAGAATATGCTAAAGTATGTGCAGATGTGATGTTAATAAATCCTGCAGGTGTAGTTGCAAATCATACACACGAGATACCAGTAAAACCACATATCCGTAAAGATGCAAGTGTTTTAAAAGAAATATCGATTGGTAACACTAAAAAGTAACTATTTTTTCATCAAAGGTGGTAATCCTTTCTTTGCACGATACTTATTTGCTTGAATCTCTGCACGAGTAGGTGGTGTAATTTTCTTACCCATTTTTTTCTGTATCGATTTCCATATCTTTGTAAGAATCGGTTTGACTATTCTTAATATAATTGGTGTTGCTGTAGCACCTGCTGTTGCAATAACTGCGATTGCAAGTGCATTTGTAGCTTGATTTGTAGAGGGAATAAATTTTTCGATTGGTGTGGTAGGTTCATATAATGTCTCACAGACCTTACCATCTTCACTTAACTTGTGACCCACAACTCTTTCATCACCTGATTGTGTTAAATCACCAAGTCTTAAATTACCAGGACCAGGACAAGGCACATCTTCATCTTTACCTAAATCACCAGTATCAGGAATTTCTGGTGCTTCGATTTCTGGTGGTGGTTCAACAGGGGGTGGAGGAGTTTCTCTTTGAATTAGTAACTGCTCTGGTGTATATTCCATCGCCTCATATGATGGATATTCACCGTGAGGACATAAAGTTGTGACACCATCTTCATCCTGATTTACAAGGTCATGGTCAAAAGGCATTCTTGTTACATGATCTTTATTGTCCTGATGCATCTTAACACAACCAGGTATTTCTACAATTGGAAATCCTATTTGTGTTGTAATTGGTGGATGATTACTTGGAACATTGGGTATACCATTCAACCAATGCTGATTACTTACAACATTAGGTATTGTAATATTTGGTACTTCAATTTCATTTATTGGGGACATAAACACCACCAGACTCTTTAGGCATTACAAATTTAATTTGATCGTAAACCTCTTTCTCGATAGTTTCTTTTAACCACTTTCGATTCTCTTCGACTCTCGCTTCACGAGTGTACAATCCATACATTGCAACAGTAAATACAAAAAGGTTGACACCCAAAGATATGCCGACACCAATTTTTAATAACAAAGATTTCATTTTTTAGTTACATTTTCAATAAGATACTTTTGATTTTCTCCTGCCTTTTCCATTGAATATAAAGCAAAAGATTTAGTCATTGCTAGAGATAGTAGATGATGAATATGTTTGCCATCTTCATCAGTAAGTTCCTCACCCATAGTTGCAACAACTCCTACGATCAAACCTAGTTCGACTAGAACAACAAGGAAAATAAGTTTCATTGCCCATTTTCCTGTCTCAAAAAATCTTTTTATTTGTGCTTTTACAAAATTCATTAGTCTCGTTGCCTCCAATCATCTGATCTTTTGTTTTTAAACCAGTCTGCTATGTCATCTGCTCCGCTGAAACCCTTTTTATGTTTCCTTGGATCCGAGTCTCCTATATCCAAGTACTTAAGAAAAGTTGAGTCGGGATCCGTTGATAATCTTCTTGCTGAACTTAGCATACCTCTCGCTGATGTGTTACGTTTAGAAAGTTTTTCTGCCCAAATCATATCATCTAATGATACTTCTGTTCCTGCTGCAATTGATTTGCAAATACCTTCTAACCGAAGGCGATAAGCGGTAGATAACATATTTTAATGAATAGTATTAGTATGATTTATACACTATAGATTTAGTTTATAAAACGTGTCAGCATACCATCATCATTGCATGTTGTAGCTCCTTAGCATGGTTTAATTCATCTTGTGCAATCTCTGCAATCTTAGTATCTTCTGGATGCCATGCACTATACTTTGTATAAGTTTCAAATGCATGTTTCTCAATTTTCATATTAATATCGTAGGCATTAGTAGGGTCGGCAAGGTAATACCCAACCATGATCCAATAGTATACCAAGACAAGATGTTTAGCAAGAAATCTATCAATCCAGTATTGATCTCCTCCTCTCTTCTCCATCTCCTCCAAGTGCTCTGTTTCATTTAATGCCTGATAGAAATGTTCTTTCATAAGATAGATGTGATCCTCACCACGTAGTCCTAATGACTCACGAAAATGTAGAACACTAATGAACGAGAAGTATGGTGCTCTAGCAATAACTTCTAGAACCCAGAACCTCTGGAAGTCTCTACCTCTGTAGAGAAAGTCAAGGATATAGATTGTTGTATCCAAGACCCAAGTGTTAAATTGTTTCATACTATGTAAGGAGTGCTCCACGCTTGTGGAATAAGAAATGCTGCTGTACCTATGATAATACCAAAGGTAATACAGGTTGACTTGAGTGGTAGGTTTTTCATCTACTAAGTAAATATACTCACTATTATATAGTAACATACTTCCATTAAAAAAGGGACTCGTGGTGAGTCCCTAACTTTTACTTTAAAATTTCTGTACAAACTTGCCGACATATATTGTCCGTACAATCTATCATGCAGGAGAAGTATTCGTCGATTAGTTCGTCTTGTGTAAGACTATGGTGTTCGTCGTGATGAATCCATTCTGCCATTTGATTGCTTGACATCTGCATTGTTTGTCTCCGATAAAGTTAAAACATAATGAAGAAACTTTACTTCATCTTGTTGCTCCTTAACTCTACCATTATCTAGGTTCCCTAATCTATAGGTACTTTATCCTTTGTTAAACATGGTGTTGAAGAACACTTGCCAAGCACCCATCGCAGCACTGCCATCCAGTTCATCAAACATATACATGTTGAGACGGAAAGCAAAGTTTGCCTCAACTATGATAGCATTCTGCTGTGACACAGTGAGTGGTAGGTTGTCTAGTATCTGACGATACTTTGCCTTGTATGCTTTCTTATCCTCGATGTCAAACTTATAGAAGTCAAGACCCTGCTCTAGATTCATTGCCTTCTCTGCTATAGTCTTCAGTATCTGACCACCAGATAGATCACCAAGGTAACGAGTGTAGTGGTGACCCACTAGCAACTCTTCTTCACACTCCATGATGCGATTAACATATGATTGACATGAATCACTTGGTTTAATCTTCATGAACCAGTCATCACCATAGAAATACTTGAGGTCTTTCTCTAGTGCTCTAGTTCTACTGAGTTCTTTCAACTCTTGTAGAGGACCTAGCACAGGTGACATAGCATGGGTGTCCATGCGTTCTTCCAAGGCACGATAGACATAGTAGAAGTCTGCTACAAGTTTCCTGTAACTCTCTTCCTTGACACATCCACCGAGAAAACTCTTCACGAAGGAGGTGTTCTCAGCAGCAGAGTGAGACTTCTTAGTTCCTTCCTTTATATCTTTAGAGAATGTCATTTAGTAGGTGGTACTGCGGGTACAATTTTCAATGGCATCTGTTCAATCTTAATTGTCTGAACATTTCCACCGCTAGCTGAGCCTTCGTCTTTCTTCTTGGAAGACTTGCCCGCTTGCACCCCAAAGGTAGCTAAAGTTCCTGTGAAGACCGAAGCTATAAAGGTCGGATCAATTTTTTCTCCTGCATCGTAACCTGGTATTTTAACGTAGTTTAAAGTTAAAATTCCTGCGGACCACACAAGAACGATCACTCTTATCAGTGTCGCTAAGTACATCAGTTGCTCTTCTTTATCATCAACACTCTCTTTAATTTTTGTCAAGAGATTTTTTGGTTTTTCTTCGGCAACTTTTTTTGTTTCTGCCATGATATTTTATTTGCTGTTGTATTTATACAACTATGTAAGAAATTGTGTCACCCATTATAACCCACTCTTCCTTATAATTTTTTGATTTTGCATTAGTTATGTAAGCTTTAACCATATCACAAGCTATTGGAAACCCTTTAGTTGTCCTTATGAGTACACCATCTTGATTAAAAATTGTACCATCTTGATCTACGATGTATGAAGTAGCAGTTTTCATTTTATTTTAAGAAAGGTAATTGATTATGTCTACCAATTTTAGGTCTTGGATATACTCCACCTGATAGAGGTCTTGGTCCTCTAGATTGACTTCTATCAAATCCTTTGACATTTAAAGATGCTTTTTGTCTGGTAGTTCCTGCAAGTTCAACGAGAGTAATACCACCATTTATAGATTGTCCTTCACGTATTTGACATAACCCAGAAGTACCATAGAAGTGATTGTAAGTGTATGTACCTGTTTGTGGAGCAGGAACACTTGACCAATTAAATGTTCCTACATTATTAGTTGCTCCAATATGTGGTGTTAAAGATCTTACATAAGAATCACTAAGAAGAATATGCTTTTTTTGATATGTATCATCAGAGCGATGACCATAGAAATATCTTTGTTGACAAACTATATCTTTTAATTGTGAAGGTGTTGGATACTCATTATTGTATGTAAAATATTTTTCTATTTCACAAGCTGCTTTACCTACTACCGTAGGTGTTGCACAACTTGTACCACTGAACATACCCCATTTATATCCTCCACCAAATGTATTATCAGGACTAGAAGTAAATGTACTAGCACCCATACCAACAATATCAACACCTGGTCCTCTACATGTGTAACTATCTAATACAGACCACTCCTCTGAGTTTGATCCCGCAGCTACATCTATTCCATAAGATTTTCCATGTGTACCATAATTAGACCAAGGATATCTTTGACCTCCAAATTGAGCAGTGTCCTTGCTAATTGTCACTTGCCAACTGCTTCCTGATCCATAACCAATATTATAAACAGTAGCATTGTTATCAATTACAAATCTTTCATTAGCATATTTGTTATCACCATCCTTAACAAATGTTTGACCTTGATTTGATGCTGCATTAATCATATGAATACCAGCAGTGTTACAAGCATCCATTGCTGTATTTAAAGCAGCGTAATTAGATTGATCTGGTACACCAATAACCCAATGATACTCATTAGTATCTGGATCTTTGATTTGTCTAGGTATCATAGCTCTATCAACAAAAGCAGTCAGATCACTACCAGTTTGACCCCATCCTCCAGAAGGTCTTGTAACAACATCAACCCACTGCCAAGAACCACTTATATACTGATACTCTTGAATTGAACTGATCTCTGATATTTTATAACATGAATTCCACCAAGTTCCCCACTGCACTTCTCCAATTGCTATGGTAGGATTCTTTTTACCTGTTGTAGGATTAACTGATTTTGCATTATGCCATGTTGCTAATGCATTATACATGTCAGCAAAACTATCAGATCCATAACTTGTCATCTGATATAAATTTGCATGTTTAGCAAATCCACATATCGTACCACCAGCAGCACTTAAAACACCAGCACCATGATCTGTCAATATTTTAGTACCATCTGATACTTGAAGGTTTCCTACATCAACTAATCCTGGCCAATCCTGTGGAATAAATCTAGTGGTTCCAGGAGCAGTTAAACTATCAAAGTCTGGATGACTTACATGATAGTTAGAAGGAGCCCAAGCACCACCAACTTCCAAAGTAACAATATCTACATGCTTACCAGTCCATTGACTACTATAATCTACACCCGAATACTTATCGTTTATATCAGGTAAGTAAGTTGCACCAGTTCGTTTACCAAGACTATTCTTATCACTTCTTGTTACATTAATTGTACCGCCATAACTAGAGTTATTAGAAGATTGATAATAATATGTTCCACT